CGGAGGTGCTCAAACTAGTGACTTAGATGCAATGGAAGTTAACTTCTTGTCTGAGCGTGCTGTTTGTACTTTAGGTGCGAATAACTTTGTTTTATTCCGATACGGAGTTTAATAATAATTTAATTTTCAAAAGGAGGGGCGCTTTGCTCCTCCTTTATTTTAGTAACTAAATCAAATCAAATAATAATGAAAAAAAACACAACATCAGTAGATAAGACCTACAAGCTAAAAAGCAATGCAACGCCAATCTCTTTTACGTTGCCATCAAGAAACACAACTAGGTATCCACTTCTTTATTTTGATGAAGAGAACAATATGAACAGAGCTTTGCGATATGCAAGAAATCAAAAATCACCATTTGAAGATGAACAAGACGGAAACTTTCTTCTTGAACCAATAATCTTTGATGATGGATTTCTAAGTGTCCCAAGAACAAATCCTGTGCTACAGCAATTTTTACATTATCATCCATTAAATGGATTCGCTTTTGTAGAAGTAGATAAAACAATTGATGCTGCTCAGGAAGTTGAGATGCTAAACTTTGAAGTAGATGCATTGATTGAAGCTAGACAATTAACTATAGAGCAACTTGAAGTAGTAAGTAGAGTTATGTTCCAAAAAGATGTAACAAATGTATCAACTGCAGAATTACGCAGAGATGTATTGATTTATGCTAAAAGAGAACCTAAGTCATTTTTAGAGATATTAAATGACCCTTTACTTAAACTGCAGTCTAATGTTCAAATGTTCTTCTCAAGCAATATATTACAATTTAGAAATGGACAGCGCGAGGTGTGGTATAATACTAAAAGCAATAAAAAGAAAATGATGACTGTACCATTTGGAGAAGACCCATTTGAAACAGTTGCTTTATATTTAAAGTCAGACGAGGGTATTGAGGTATTGAAGTTCTTAGAAATAAGTTCAAAATAATTAGTATATTTGTACTTTATTAACCCATTTAAACTTTTTAAACGATGGAAAAATTTTTAGGAATTACAGTAACAGGTCAACAAGTACAAATAGTATCTGCAACAGGTATTGTATTAATTGAGCAAGACTCTACAACAACAGTTGGGATTCATTACAAATCATCTACAGGTACAGATGTTGTAACAATTACACATGCTACAGCAGGAGCAGGTGATGAAACTATGCGTGATGCAATTCAAAATGCAGTTGTTGCTGCTTTGACAACATCGTGGACAAATGTTTTATACACTGTTGAAAATTTACCTTATGCAGTATCAAATATTTCTATAGCGTAATATTAATTAATTTAGAAACAAAGAGGCGCTTTAATAGAGTGCCTTTTTTTTTATTATCTTTGTAAAAAGAATAGCGTATGTCTGTAATGATAAACTCCGTAAGAAACACTGTAATAGCCATATTAAATAAAAATAACTATGGATATATTTCTCCATCTGATTTTAATTTATATGCAACTAATGCGCAAATGGAACTTTACGAAGAGTATTTTAGTAGCTATAATAAATCAATATTAGCTGAAAATGCAAGGTCATCAGGTTCTGATTACGCAGATATTAGTAAACCTATTATGGAAGTAATGGAAGGTTTTTTAGAAAGTGATTACATTTTCCCACAACTTTCAACTTCAGGTAATCTAACTAATAATTTTTATCTTCCATCACCAACTACTGTTGGTAGTTCTGCATATATGATTAATAAAGTAATTGTATATACAAAAAAAATAATTAATGGAACAAACACTTCACAATCCAACTTTCAATTAATAGATGCAACAGTAAACTTTCCTGCTTTAGGCGTTAAAGTTGGAGATATTGTTTTAAACTTAACAACATTCCAAAGCTCTACTGTACAGTCTTTAACTACTTCAGTAGATACATTAGACTTACAAGATAATATTTTTCAGAATTTATTAGCAGGAGAAAAATATGCAATATATTCAGGTTCAAATTATTCTGAAGCTGAAAAGGTTTCAAATAGTAAAATACTTTTATTGCAAAATTCATCGATTACAAGTCCAACATTGATGTATCCATCTTATACAAATATAAGTGATTATATGTCTTTATATCCTATAAGCATACAGGGTTATGGAGCAGTAAGAAATGATTATTTTAGATATCCTAAAGACCCTAAATGGACATATATTTCTTTAGCAAATGGTGAGCCTGTATTTGACCAATCACAACTTGATTACCAAGACTTTGAATTACCAATTGAAGATGGGTATAAGTTAGTAATGAAGATATGTCAGTATTGTGGAGTATCAATTCGTGAAGCGGATGTTGTTCAATATGCAATGGCTCAAGAACAACATGAACAGCCATCATTTAGTATGCAACAATAAATAGTAAAATATGACATATATATCACAATACGAATATTATGAAAATAATGGTAATAACCCTGAAGACTTAAATTGGGGGTCTTATCAATATGTTAGTTTAGCTGATGTTGTAACTAATTTTCTTTTAATGTATTCGGGAAACCACTCATTAGTAAATAATGAGGAGAGGTTCAAGATATTGTTCCACGCAAAGCGTGCTGTTCAAGAGCTTAACTACGATGCGTTTAAAGAGATAAAAGTTTTAGAACTAAATGTTCCAAATACATTACGATATATTCTACCATCTGATTATGTAAATTGGGTAAGGATATCGGTATATGAGAATGGCGTTCTAAGACCATTAAGTGAAAACATACAGACATTATCTTCAGGAGCATACCTTCAAGATAACCTTTCAAATATATTGTTTGACCAAAATGGAAATGCTTTATCTCCTCAGAACTCAGCTATAGATTATGATAGAATTACAGGAACAAAAAAATCAATCTATCTAAACAAAGGGAATCAATTTGATAATCAAGCAGGGTATAATGTAGATGGTTTTTGGTATTTTGATTATGCAATTGGAACAAGATATGGACTGAATACAGAGACCGCAAATGCTAACCCTACATTTAATGTAGATAAAAAGGCAGGTGTGATTAATTTTGATTCAGGAATGTCAGAGCGATTATGTATTCTTGAATATGTTTCAGATGGTATGGAGAATGGAGACAATTCTCTAATAACAATAAATAAATTATTTGAGGCTTATATTTATGCTTACATAAAATATGAGGTTTTAAACGCTAAATTCGGCGTTCAAGAATATGTTATTCAAAGAGCCAAAAAAGATAAGCAAGCATTATTAAGAAATGCTAAGATAAGAATAAGTAATATTCACCCCGGAAGACTTTTAATGAACTTAAGGGGCTTAGATAAAATACTAAAATAGTATGCCGAAATTTAGTAGGAATTTTGTTGCAGGAAAAATGAACAAAACTTTTGATGAAAGAGTTGTTCCAAATGGCGAGTACATTGACGCTATGAACGTGCGTATGGGTTCAACGGAAAACTCTGAATTTGGAGTTATCGAAAACACAAAAGGAAATGTTCCGTTAACAGCCTTAAAATTTCTAAATACTCCTTTAAGCGTAGATGCAAGGTGCATTGGTGCTTATGAAGATGGAGCAATGGAGACAGTATATTGGTTTGTACATGACCCAAATTTTCCATTAGGACTAACGGGTAAGCTTGACTTACTTGTATCTTTTAACACAAATAATTCATTCCTTACTTATCACGTTATCACTATAGATAATGGTGGTAACATAAATACAACTCTAAATTTTAATCCAAAGTATCTTATTACAGGAGTAAATAAAATAGAGAACTTATTATTTTTTACGGATAACTATAATGCTCCAAGAGTAATAAATATAAATAGAAATTATGCTGTGCCATCAGGTGCTCCATTAACAGATGCGGGTGGTATTGCAGCAGCATTGCTACTTGAAGAGTCACTACTTGTTATTAAGAAGCCACCTACTGAGTCTCCAACTGTTCAATTATTAAATACTGTTGGTCAACAAAACTTTTTAGAAGAGAGGTTTATATCATTTGCTTATAGGTATTTATATGCTGATGGAGAGTATTCAGCTACTTCGCAGTGGTCTGATATTGCTTTCGCTCCAAATGGATTTGAGGTAACTGTAGAGGCATACTTAAATGAGGGAATGATAAACTCATTTAATGCTTGTAAGGTAACTTACTATACAGGTGACTCTCTTGTTGTTGGTATAGATTTATTATTTAAGCAGTCAGAAAGCAATATAATTAAGATAATTGAAAAACAAAATAAACAAGACTTAGGGATACCAAATAATATATATACATCAATAAGCTTTGATAATAGTAAGATATTTACTACTCTTCCTGAGTCTGAGTTATTAAGGTTATATGATAATGTCCCAAGATTTGCTCAAGCACAAACCCTTATGGGTAATAGGCTAATGTATGGTAATTATATTGAAGGATATGACTTAGTGACTTCACTTGGAAACCCTGTTCAATTTACTTATGAGACAGCGTTAATTCAAGAGGTAATAGGATTTGAAGCATTATTAACGTCAAAACAAACATCAACGTATCTTATTGACGGCAGTCATACTGTTCCATTTTCAATATTAAGAATAGACTTTGCTAACTTAATTCCATATGCGTCTAATTTAATAGCAGGAGCTTCTATTGGAATTAGCATTGAGTTTATTCATGAAAGTTTTACAGGCAGTCCATTTTTAATGGGTGTGACACCAAATACTTTTGTGTCAGCTACATTTTTTTTAACATCAAGTTATAGTAGTCCATATGATTTAGCACAAAGTGTTGAGTTCCAAGATTGGATTGGTACGGTTGCTAATATACTTCCTGTGTATGACCCTATCCCTTCAAATCCAACATCTTGCGATGGGTATACATTGACTGATAGATTTAATTGTTTAACGCCCGTAAATTTAGCGTTTAATTTTGAAAAAAGAGCGGCAGGTATTAATGCTGTGGCTGAACCAATAAAAATAATATCAAGTAACCTAAATAGTTATATAGACTTGCAGATAGTTGCAACTAAATACGAACAATTAACTAGTCCGGGAACTTATGGATATGAGTATTATCAGATAATAGATGAGTTTGTTACATTTTCAAAAGTTGGGCAAATAAGAAGTTTGCATAGCAATAGAGGATATGAGGTGGGAATAGTTTATATGGATGATTTCCTTCGTTCATCAACAGCTCTTGTTTCAGTTGACAATACTGTTTATACTCCTTGTTCTTCATCTGTAAATCAAAACTCAATAAGGGTAACTATACCTACTTCACAAGTAGCTCCATATTGGGCAACTAGATATAAGTTTGTAATAAAGCCTGACCAAGAAGGATATCAAACAGTATACTCAACATTACTTTATATAGATACCGCAAATAACAGCTTATATTGGTTTTTACTTGAGGGAGAAAATCAACAAAAGGTTGAGGTAGGAGATAGGCTTATTGTAAAAAAAGACTCAAATGGAGCAACACAAGAATGTGTGTATACTACTGTTTTAGAAAAGGGCTCTCAAGCCTTTCCATTCCCGGGTGTATACATGAGATTAGAAACTATTAATTTTGCAGCAACAATCCCATCTATACCTCCATATACAGACTCTAATAGTGGAGTAAAAATAACTAGAGTATATTGGTCTGAGCCCGGTGGCCCACCTTGGACTGACATAGATGTTCCTGCAGGTTCTGTTATAGGAATAATGGTATATACATATAGAAAAGGTACTTTTGACTGTAGTGAAAAAGAGGTAAATTCGTCACAATCGTATGTTTATTTTACTGCAACAAATGACTATAATAGTTTAGAAGATTGGTTTACATTTAATACTTCAACTATTATGTCAGCGCTAATAGCCCTTCCGTCTACCGGTATGAGTATCGTTTATATGGGAAGTTTTAATAATAGCGAATCAGCCATGAATACTTTTGTTACTGCGGGTGCAGCAGCTAATATAATGCGATTATATATTAATAGAGACCCTGCTGATAACCGCTTAACTTTTTGGATGTCAGGGACAGTTCAGTGTACTGTTTTTAGTGACTCAATTTCTAGGCTTGGATTTAAGATTAGTAGAGCACCTGTTAGTCCTGACTTTGTATTTGAGACAGCTCCAATAGATGCCTTGCCTGATGTATTCTTTGAAAACAATTTATCGTTTGGGATTACGTCTATTGGAGAGCATGAAGGAAATGTTCAAAATCAAGACTTTTTAATGGGACAACCTGCAATTATAAATACAGGGTTTTTCAATTGTTTTTCATTTGGAAATGGAGTGGAGAGTTATAAAATTAGAGACTCAATAATTGGTAGAGAGTTTAATCTTGGGGAAAGAGTAACCTCAGTCTCTGCGCAAGACTACAAAGAAGCGCATAGGTTCTCGGATATTACTTATAGTGGGGTATATAACCCTGAGTCAAATCTAAATAAGCTTAATGAGTTTAATTTAGGTCTTCTAAACTATAAATATTTAGAGTCATCTTTTGGGTATATCTATATATTAGATGGTAGAGAGACTGATGTTTTATGTATCCAAGAAGATAAGATATCGTATGTATTAGCAGGCAAGAATTTATTGTCAGATGCAGGTGCAGGGCGAGCGCTACTTGCTGTACCTGAAGTATTGGGTACTCAGATTGCAAGAACTGAAAAGTTTGGCATAAGCCACAACCCTGAAAGTTATGTTCAATGGGGTG